GCTGAATCTCGTCTTGACTGTGTAGTGTTTGTTTCTCCAGAAGATACATCTACTGCGAATCCAATTATCGGTAATACTTCTACTCAGATTACTTCTATCAATGCATACCGTGATGCTCTTCCATCTAGCTCTTATGCTGTGATGGATACTGGTTCGAAGTATCAATACGATCGTTATAACGACAAGTATCGTTACATTCCATTGAATGCTGATATTGCAGGACTATCTGCTCGTACAGACTTTACTAATGACGCATGGTTCTCACCTGCTGGTATGTCTCGTGGACAGATTAAGAGTGTTGTAAGACTTGCTGTTAATCCTAATAAAACACAACGTGATACACTCTACAAAAATGGTGTTAACCCTGTGGTTTCATTCCCAGGAGAGGGAACTGTCCTCTTTGGTGATAAAACCTTGTTGGCTAAACCAAGTGCGTTTGATCGAATCAATGTTCGTAGATTGTTTATCGTTCTTGAAAAAGCAGTTTCAACTGCTTCTAAGTTCCAGTTGTTTGAGTTCAATGACTCTTTCACTAGAGCACAGTTTAAGAATTTGGTAGAACCATTCCTACGTGATGTTCAAGGACGTCGTGGTATCACAGACTTTGTAGTCAAGTGTGATGAATCGAATAATACAGGTGAAGTAATTGACCGTAACGAGTTTGTTGCCGATATCTTCATTAAACCATCTCGTTCTATCAACTTTATTACTCTGAACTTTGTGGCTGCTCGCTCTGGAATTAACTTCAGCGAAATCGGTGCATAATTAGGTAATAAATAAGAAAGAACTAAAGGAGATAAGAAATGGCAAATATTGCTGACTTTAAGGCACAAATGCTTGGTGGCGGTGCTCGTCCCAATCAGTTTCGTGTCGGGCTAACGTTTCCCAACTACGTAACGTTGGGTGCAATTGCTGGTACTCGTGGTCAATTTTTGTGTAAGGCAGCACAGTTGCCTGCTTCTACAATTGAGAACATTCCAGTTCTTTATCGTGGACGACCTGTTAACTTTGCTGGCGAACGTACTTTCCAACCATGGACTGTTACAGTTTATAACGATACTTCATTCGGTATTCGTAACGCACTTGAACAGTGGCAATCTGGTATTCAAAACTATGATGCTACTGAAGGACGTACGAATCCTACTGACTATCAAGTAGACTTGACTGTTGAGCAACTAGACAGAAATGGTGCAACCATCAAGACTTATAAGTTCTATGATGCTATGCCAACTAATATTTCTGCCATTGCTCTTGATTACGAACAACAAAATGCAATTGAACAGTTTGATGTAGAATTTACATACAACTACTTCACATCTGATACTGGTGCGCAAAGCGGATTTGGAATCAACGTTTCGATTGATACTCCAATCGGTACTTTCCCACTTTAATCAGATAAATTAAGAGGTTTATATCATGCAGCTTTTTGGCTTTGAGATAAAAAGAAAAGAAGAGAAGGAAGCACCATTTAGTGTGGTGTCTCCTTCTCAACCTGATGGCAGTACTGTAATTACCACTGGCGTAAATGCTGGTGGGTATTACGGTATGGTCATGGACTTAGAAGGTATTGTCAAAAATGAGAATGATCTTCTAAGACGCTATCGTGAGGTAGCACAATATTCAGATTGTGATGCTGCTATTGAGGACATCGTTAATGAAGCGATTGTTGCTCATGAATTAAATAGCAGTGTCAAAATCATTTTGGACGATGTAAAAACGTCTGAAAATATTAAAAAGAAAATGACGCAAGAGTTTGAAAACGTCTTGCGAATTTTGCGTTTCGAAGATAGAGGACATGAACTATTCCGTAGTTGGTATATCGATGGTCGCCTATATTTTCAGATCTTGATCGATCAGAACAATTTGAAAGATGGCATTGTTGAACTTCGTTATATCGATCCAAGGAAGATTCGAAAGATCAAGAATGTTAAGAAACGTAAAAATGAAAAGGGTATGGATGTCGTTGAACGAGTAGAAGAATACTACTTGTATAACGATAAAGGAATTAGCGAACAAACATCTCAAGGTGTTAAAATGTCGCTTGATTCTGTTATTTACTGCCCTTCTGGTTTCGCTGATGCGAATACTGGTATGATGCTCTCTTATCTCCATAAGGCGATCAAACCAGTAAACCAATTGAAAATGATCGAAGATGCTTTGGTCATTTATCGTATTAGTCGTGCACCAGAACGTCGTATTTTCTATGTTGACGTAGGTAATCTACCGAAGTTAAAGGCAGAACAATACGTCAATGATATCATGAACAAGTTTCGTAATAAGATTGTTTATGATGCTACGACAGGGGAAACTCGTGACGACAGACGTCATCTTTCTATGATGGAAGATTTCTGGATGCCTCGTCGTGAGGGTGGTAAAGGAACTGAAATTACC